ATCCCGCCAGCCTTAACCCTAAGTGCGTCTGCGTTGATCTCGATCGTGGAGTCATCTACGTTGACCGCGAGGTTCAAGTCCTCGTCGCCGCCACCGTTCAACACAGAGCTGGCCAAACCAGCACCAGCCACGATCTTGCTGTTCAAGTACCCAGAGGTTGTGTCAGCAGCAGTAACTTTGACCAGACCGCCACCAGCAGAAGCCAAGGCACTGTCGATGCCCGAAAGAGCACCCTTTACCGTAGCTGCAGCAGGAGTGAAGTTGGTGTAGGTATTGTCGTCACCGATGCGATCGGAACCAGTTACGCCTGTAACAGATCCCAACTGAGTCTGGGTGAAGTACGCAGCGTCATGGTGGTGAAGTGACCCGGCGTCGCCACCGTCAGTCAAATCAATGAGTTGGTCCAAGATAGCCTTGGTCAACTCGGTAGGGCTAGATGACCCTACCTTCAGGCTACCTACGACTAGAGAGTTGTTCTGTAGGTTGACGTTGCGGCTAATGCCGGCAACTAGCCTGGAAATGATTGTAATATCAGCCATCTATTTACTCCTTGGGTTTGTGATCCTCACTCTTAGATTTTAACTCATACCCTAGGTCAAGCTCAAGCCCCATCTTGCTCAGTAGCTTGTCGCAGTCGCGCTTTGCTTTCTGGAGGATTTCATTGATCTTAATACCTGCCTGCTCGGCGAGGTTGTCGACGGCCTCTGGGCTCATGGCTTCTAGGTTGGCTTTACGTTTGGTTGCCATGGTTGACTCCTTTTATGTAGTGGGCAGACCTAAACCTTATACTATAGCTGCCCCATGAGCTGGATCTGGATGATGAGATCTTTGTTCAGTGGGTTGACTTGGTTCTTCGTGACAACCCCTAGCTTAATAACCCAATCGCCCGCCAAGAATCCATCCACGCCGATATCTGGCTTGGTGCTGGTCAGACCGCCAGTCTTGGAAACGTAGATGACTTCACCAAACACGAAGGTCCCAGTAACGTTCTCCAAGCGACCACTAGTAACCATAGCACCCGTAGTGGCGTCTGGCACGCTGGTCTTGGTGATACCTACGATGGCCAGCGACTCTGCTTCTACTGCAACATCGACTACATCCATGTCGCCGTTGGTGTCGGCTCTGACTGGGGTGAACGTAGCGATCGTAGAGCCCGAGTTGTTCTCGAGTAGGATCTCTTGCGCCACCGCAGCTGGACTAGACCATGCCGCAGTACCTGCACCAGTTACCGAGAGTACCTGGCCTATCGTACCTAGCGGTAACCTAGTGGTCGTGCCGCCGGAGTTCTTGTAGATGAAATCACCAGCCGTGGTCATCGGGTCCGAGAAGCCTGCTGGGTTCGCAGCCCAAGCTACTACACCCGGTGCAGTGACCTGGAGTACTTGACCCGTAGTTCCAGCTGGGAGTCTGGTGGTCACGTTGCTTACGTTGCGGTAGAGTAAGTCACCAGACGAAGTCATGACGTCGATGAGTCCACCGCCAGCGTAGCTGGTCTGGGTAGGTGACACGCGGAAGAATATTGCATCGCCGTCAACTAGATCTTGCGTCATCTGAATTGAAGACGAGAAGGTGTTGACCAAACCTACTTCGGTATAGTCGCTGGCCACGATCATCTTCTGGCCGTTGAGGAAGACCTCTAGGTCACCAGATCCAACCAAGTAGTTCTGGAAGCTAGAGCCGTCACGAGAGTCGACTGGTAACGAGATCGGGTCACCGGCAGTTACGGTTCCAACTGCGGTGTAGGTTTCCTCGTAGATGTTGCCTTTGACCGCGATGACGTCTTGGTTCATCACGAACTGATCGACTGCTACTGCGACACCAACCACCAAGATGGCGGCTGAAGTTGCAGTAGGCGATGTAGTAGTAAAGGTACCCGGGGTCACGCCCAGGTACACCGGCTGACCCACAATGAATGAAGCACCAGGGACAGTAGCTAGACCACCGATCTGCACCTTGCCTACGGCTGTGTTGGCGGTGCTAGCGTAGACGATACCGATGTAGCGTTGCGCAGAACCAAGTGAACCAGCGTTCGCAAGGATGTATTGGCCAGTAGTGACGTCTGCAGAGATAGGTGTACCAGGTGCTGCAGTAGCACCAGTGTTGTTGGTCAAATCAACGAGGATGGTTCCAACGTTGGAGACCGAGAGTGTGTTGCCAGTAATGTTCAGACTGGAGTCGATCTGTAGTCCAAGTCCGCTCACGCCACTTACGATCGCTCCGCTTGGATTCAGTTTTGCACCCAATCGGTTGGATGAGATCTGCAACGATGGGTTGGAAGCCTCGAGCTGTACGGCAACTCCGCCAGCGCCCTTGACGATCGCACCAGCAGCGTCTAGTTTAACACCGAGCTCATTGGATGAGATCTGCAGCGAAGGGTTTGTAGCCTCTAGATCGATACCAACACCGTTAGAGTCCACTTCCAAGCCGGAGTCAGTCCTACGCTTCAAGCGCAGTTGGTTGGTGTTGACTTCCAAGGAAGCGTTGGATGGCTCTAGATTTACCTTGATACCAGTAGTAGAGTCGCCGGTGATGGCACCAGCTGCGTCCTTGACCAGAGTAACTTCGTCTGCTACGATCGCGATACCAGAAGTAGAGTCTGTGTTAACATCGAGTACCGAGCCAGTCCACGATAGGCCGTCGCCCGCAGTCACGAAGTAGCTTGGGTTTAGTATCGCTTCCGTTATGTCTAGCGTGGGGTCTGATCCACGCTTCTGCTGTAAGTGACCAGCACCATCTACCCAAAGACCGTCTGAACCAGAGCCAAGTGGATCGGAACCCTGGCGTATGAACTCGATACCCTTGGGGTCAATGACGCCCGTGATCTCTACGTCACCGTTTACTACCAGCAGCTTACCGCTGGTGCCGTTGATCGTAACCGGAGTACCGGTGTTGACATTGACTACGTTGCCGTTGTCGTAAGCGGTCTGCAGCGTAGCCGAGCTTGGTGGCTGTGTCGTAAAGTATACTGCGCCAGTAGTACCGATGCGGAAGGTGAGGATGTCACCAACGACTAGGTTCTGCTGGATCTGGATCTGACTTGAGAGAGTTCCGCTGCTGCCAACTTCGAGCCAGTCTGAGCCTGCAAGAAGCCTTTGACCAGAGAGATATACCTCTAGTTGACCGCTACCCACGACGTAGTACTGCACTTCGTCGAAATTACGTGAGTCACTTGGGAGCGTGATGATGCTGCCGCTAGTGACTGGACCGAGGAGTTCGTTGTCATTTGCCGGTGGGGTTGAGACCACGACCTTGTCTTCCTCGTAGACGTTGCCCACTGGGTTGGTGTTCCATGGTGCAAGTAGCGCGCCGCCGTTGTTTACGAACAGCACGAATGCGTCTTGGTCGGCAGGCACATCTGCCAGAGTGGTGATGTACAAAGCACCAGCAGAGTCTGTATCCTCATACGTAGGTGAGGTAGTAGTGGTGGTGAAGGTCTTACTTACTCTCCTATTTACCCTTACCCACAAACAGCTACCGCTAGGTATAGTGCGCTGTCCAGAGCTCAACATCGCGATAGAAGAGGTGTCGATCACGTTAGATGTAGACGACGGACCAGGGAAGAAGAGCGTAATGTCTGCGAGGGTGTTGTTGAAATCAAACTCGCCCGTAAGCGGATCCATCTTCATGCCGGCTTGGTCGTGTACAAGTAGGTTCTTCGACTGTGAGTCCTCTAGAGCTCCTACAGTATACGAGGAAGATTCTAATATCTCGGTACCGTCCCACGCGTATACACTCGATGTATTGAAACGACTGTAGAGAACCAACTTGTTCTCAGCAAGTAAGAACGGACTACCTAGACTCTCTACCGTAGGTACCATGGCCGAGCTGCCATCGCGACTGAGTGTAGCTACTAGCGCCGTATTCGCGGCGAGGTTGTAGCTACCAGCGTAGGAGATGGTCTGCTCTGGCGAACCAGGCTTGGAGAGAAACTGTGTGCCAGTAATGGTCAATGTCTGGCTACTACCATCGGTAGGATTCGTGTTTCTTACGGTGAGTCTGCCATTGAACGCGAGTCCTCGGTCTTGCACTCGACCCTGCATCATACCGGTCAAGCGACTGACGCGAACAGTAAGGGAGTCAGTGATACCAGAGTTGTAGTCCTGGGAACCAACAAGCAAAGTTTGTCCTGCCGCATCCCCTGGGATCGCGTACGCAGGAGAGGTCTGTGACAAAGACTGCATGCCGATGAAGTCCATCACGTTCTGAATGTCGCCGCCGATATCCACGGACTCGCCTTGGACTACGCTGATGGCACCGAACTCGGTACGTAGGATTACCCTAGCTACCGTCGACTGGCCAACTGCGCCCACGTCCGGGGTGTTGGCGTCGTACGGGATCTGGAACGTAGTGCTTGTCCTTACACTCAAGCCGTAGAGGCCAGGAGCGATATCGGTATACGTGTCGTAAGCCGTAGCAGTGCCAGAGATCTGGACGCTCTCGCCCGTTGAGAAACCGTGGTCTGCGGATTCTAGTTGGAAACTGTAGCCGTTGGTTCTAGCTGCGGTAGTGACTACCGCCCACGAAGCGGTCACGCCGCTTGGGTTGTTTACTGCAGTGGTGTCGATGTAGACTTCGGTGGTGCTGCTGACTTCTACGGCGTGAGTTCCGTTGTAGGAACCCGCGCCTGCAACTACGATGCGCTCGCCGTCACTAAGCCCGTGTGCCGAAGGAAAAGTAAGCTTGGCCTTAGTGCCGTCGGAGTCAGAGATATTTACCGTAGCACCGAAGTAAACGGTGTCGATAGAAGCGATGTTCAGTATGGAGTCACTACGCAGTGCGAGCCAGTAAGCATCACCGCCGGCTGTAGTCAAAGCTACTGCGTCTCTTGCTGCGATACTATACTCGGCTGGAGACTGGCGGAACTCACCTTTCGTGCGCTGCGCCACAGAGACTTCAGTCACGCCAGCATATGTCCCAGAGAGTCTGATACTCTGAGCTACGTTGCCGGCTACGCCTGAGCTACCACCACCGCTAATCGCAGAGTAAAGCTCCTCGACTCGGTAGTAGAGTCTAGCGTCGTCGCTCTGCTTACGGATCCAGTCGCCTTTGCGGAGGTACTCGAAGTTGCCCGCTACGCCGTTGACGAACACCGAGCCGAAAGCCCAACTCACTGGGGAGTTAATGGCGTTGATCGCATCGTCTCGCTCCATCTTCAGATAGAGCACTTCCTCGTTGGCGAGCTGTGCACCAGTGATGGGGTTCTCGCGGATGATGATGTCGCGGTTGTCGTTTACTTTTTTGTAGATGATGTCTTCGGACCATGTCACCAAACCAGGTACAGTACCGGAGTGGGTCCACTGACCCTTGGACTTGATGGTGCTCGACAAAGCGTCGTCGAATATAGTGGGGATGCTAGCACCACCAGTGCTCTCGTACCAGAAGGTAGTACCGCTGATCTCGAGTAGTTTGGACATCACTGCGTCCATCCACTCTTTCAGTGTCTCGATGTTCTTGTCGCCACCAGCGAAAGGTGTTGGCTGCGCGGAGCTGATGATGCTGTTCGGGGTCTCGTTTCTAGCGTATGTAGCAGACGGCTCGTTCTTCCAAGCGAAGCTGTAGAAGGGGTCCGGGTTTACACCGCCCTTGCCCAGCCGAAACATCATGTCGCGGCAGTCTTCGATAGAGGTGATGACAGTAGCACTCATCGTCACTTTGCACAATGGGATGGCGCCATCTGGGAAGGTAGACACAGATACACCGATTTGAGCTCGGAGTACCGATTCTGTGTTCACGTCTTGGTTGAACTCGCCGCCTTGGCCACCATTCAAGTCAACGTCCCAGAATGCCCTAGAGTCCTGTGCTACACCCTCTGCAGTCAAGGTCAGGTAGACAAAGTTAGTGGCACTTACACGAAGCTCTGGTACCAGAGGCGTAGACAGTGCGCTGCCCTCGGGCAAGCCGTAGAAGAAGCAGCCAGCAGTAGAGCCTGGCGCGTAAACCACTGAATCTGCTACCTTAATAGAGATGCCAGTAGTACCGATACTGAGTGGTGCGTCGATGACTTCGAAGCCCTTGAGTACCAGTGGGTTAGCCGTGAGCGACTGTACAAAGTATTTCCAGTCCCCACCAGAATAGCTGTCGATCGCCAAAAAGTCTGTTAAATCAACTCGTTGTTGTGAGCCAATGAGGACTCTTCCTAAAACGGCCATCACTTATCTCCTGGAGGGTAAGGTACAAATCTATAGATATAATATCCCATCTACGAATAGGTTATACGCAGCAAGTGTGACTCCTACCCAGGATCTATCCCGCTTCCGTAGGTGTCTATGGTCGCGTAGAAGAGCTCAGGGTATCGCACGATAAACCGCAAGAAAACACCTACCGATTTTATGTCTGCAATGAGTCCCTGCAGTACTGCTCTAGCAGCAGCCGGATCAGAAACATAGAATGGATACTCAGTTCCCAACCCAGACAGCACATGCCCACCCTTGCGACGTATCGCAGTGATAGAGCTACTGGGAGGGTGATCGAACCTAAATACGTAGCTAGGGTCTAGCGCCACGATAGAATCAGACGCTTTGTACAGATACCTAACCGGACCCTCCTGGGTCTCTAGACCGTAGTCGAATATCAGGAAGCCTTGCTCGAATGGAACGTTGTTGGGTGTCTGGATCTGCAAATTCAGAACGATGTTACCCGCTCTTACGTCTGTAGTTGTGTTTGCTGTGTACGACGAGAGTACGAAGGCAGAGCTTGCGTCCCAAAGGTAAGGACCCAATATACCGGTGTTTACTTTGGCGCTCGTGAGGAAGACCTTGCTGCCGGCATTAGACAGACCCACGAACTCCGCTCTGACGTAGCCACCAGCAGTAGATGCGTTTGGGCCTGGGTTGTTGTATTTGAACACCGTAGGACTCACGATCTCGGTGACCGTGAATACACCGTTGAAGGTAGCGTCTGCCATGTCTAGGACCCTTACGGCTTGACCTACCCTCAGTTTGTGTGGAGGTATGGTCAGCACAGAGACCTGGCTGGAGAATCTGGTCGCAGAAGTGGTAGCCATCTCTGAGACCTCTGCTGCGCGAGGGAGAGGCGGTGAGATACCGAGGATATTGTTGCCCGACTTACTGGTGTAAGTGAACCTCAGTTCGCTGATGTCGAACCTACCATCGATAGTAGTCGATGTGATAAGGTCTGCACCTGGTGTGAGGATGTGGGCGTCGATGGAGTGTTGTGGCTCTAATGCGAACATACCCGCAGTCGGCCACTCTGAGGCGTCACTGAGTACTAGGGAGGTGTCGCTAGGTCTAGCAACCATCTCGCCCACGATACCGTTCAGGTGAGCAGAGCCCTTCAGATTACGTCTTACTACTGGCGGTGTAGCTGGGATCTCCACGATCACCTCGCCCGGTGAGACTTCCCACACCGCAGCTCGGTTGTTGCGGTTCCACACGATGGACTTCACCGGACGGATGAACCGTACGTAGGAGTTTGGCGTCAGACCGTGGTCGAACGAAGTCGGAGTAGAGAACAGGTTCTCGAAGCTGAACGAGTTGTTGGAGATGTCGACCTCAGTCACATCGAACGTGCCCGAGTTGTCTTGGATGTCGATGATGACGTTGTCGCCGGCTTGCACGAAGTTGAGTCCAGGCGAGTCACCGCCGACCCACTGAAACGTGGTGGTACTTCCCACTTTGGTGATAACCCACTGTGTAGTAGCTCCGCTACCAGAGTTCTGCAGCGAGCCAGTAAACTCTAGCGCGATGTTGGCTCTGCCGCCGGTGACTTCTATCGACCCCTTGGAACCCACCGTCTCGGTGAAGACCCTGACGTACTTGCGCTTCTGGATGCGGTCGTCGAACACGATGGCAAAGGAGTGCTGTGCCTGACGGTTGATGGACGAGGCTACTTCTTCTGCAGTAGCACTCGTGATCGAGGTGAAGTCCTCTGCCTTGAAGATGAGCTGCTCGGTAATCGAGCCATCTACGTCGTAGATGATCTCCCAGTTGTCTTCTAGCGCGTACGGCTCGTAAGCAACTGACTGCGCGAAGGCAGTAGTTGCCTCCTTGAAAAAGAAGATGTCCACTAGTTTGTCGATGATGAGCTTGACCTGCTTGGGCTGATACGCCATCACTGGCACATACCTACGGAAATCAGTATCGCTCATGCCCACGATCTTTGGTCGCTGGACGTTCAGGTTCGCAGCAAGTCGGTCGATGTAAGGTCTCTCCGCAGTCTGAATAAAGAACTGCTTGCGCACTTCTTCTACTAGAGTAGCGGTCTCCTCGTCCATGTCGCCGATAGCCTCTACCAACGCGCTCCAGTTCTTGTTCAGCTTACTCTTGAAGTAAGGGTTCAGCTGACTGTGTAGCTTGCTTGCTGATCTAGTGGTCATGGTTCACCTTACGATACGCTGATTGATTCTGGCGCGACGAACGCCTTGGCGTCATCTGCGATAGCAATCCTCTCGGTTGACGGAACTGGGTTCGTGAACGTTACCGCCGCGACTCCAGATATAGCCATGACCCTAGCGATGATCTCAGAGAGTATCACGTCTTCACCAACACCGAGCGAGCTCACGTAGGTTATAACCGCAGACTTGATGTCGTTAGTGATATCCGTCAAGTTCACACCGTCTCTCGTGGTTACGTTGAGTGACAACGACACAGATCTAATGAGTGGCGGCAAGGTCTCGATGATCGATCCCACTGCTCGTCTACCTGGGTAGTTGGATGGATCTGGCTCGAAGCCGTCGATGATCCTTTGCACCGTGCGCATCAAGCCAGTGTAGTAGGTGTAGCCGTCGACACCAGTGGTTACACCAACGTCCATGCCCATCTTGCCCTCTACGGATACAGCGGTCTGATACAGGTCGCTCAACTTGTAGATGCGGTCAGATGGCTTGGTGTACACGGTCCTCTGACTTGAGTTGGAGGAGCTGATGGCAGCGTGGTGTACGTAGCGGTTTGTCTCGTAAGTGAAGTCGGAGTCCTCTAGGATATAGAGACCATCTAGCTGCACTGACATCAGACGGTTGGTCTCAGCGATACCGCCAGCGTTGGTTACACGTAGGAACTGGGTGTGGTCGGTTAGTGTAGATCCTACTGCGGTAATCTCCCTGACTCCAGAGTTGCTGGTGTTGAACCAGTTCGGGTTGACGATATTCTCCACGACTACGGAGTCGCCAGAGAACGCTGCATCACCCTCGAGCACTTGGATGTCGCCGATGGATAGAAGTGGAACACCGGCTTCTGCGCCAGTGTCCTGCTCCAGCAGAACGCCCTTGGCGGTTCCACTTAGACCTGGGTATGGTTGGGCCAACGTGATTGTAACGGGATCGCTAGGTCCAGTGCTGCCGGTAATAGTAGCGACCTGTACGTAGTAGGTATCTGGGTCTTCTTGCTTCTTGATCCAGCTTCCGACTGTTACCCTGCGTAGAGCAGATCTAGTACCCGTGACGGTAGTAGCTGCACCAGTCCAAGTAGCAGAGAGTTCTTCTTCGTTGAACGGAGTAACTCCGCTGATTTGCTCTGTGCCAGTAGAGTTCTCTACCACGATGTGGTCGTTGGCGACTGCTCGCACTCGGAACCTACCGGTATTCTGGGACAAGAAAGTCTTTCCAGAGATCAGCACGTAGTCGTCTACTGCTACTCCGAAGTCCACGAACTTAGGGCTAGGTCCAGAGACCCTGCGGTACCTGAACAGGTTGTTCATACCCATGTTCTCTACGCGGTAGCGCGTCACGTCTGAGACGGTATCTTTGGTCACCACGCCGCCGACGTAGCTAGCAGTACCAGCTAGGGCGAACGTGAAGCTGATTGTAGACAGCGTATCGACTACGGTGTAAGTGCCATCAACTGCAGGCGAGGTGCTTACACCCTCGAGTAGGAAGGAGTCGCCCACGTTGAGTCCGTGCTCACCATCAGTTACCACCGTAGCGGTTCCGCCAGCTAGAGTGACCGAGGTTACGCGAACCCTAGCGCGGTTACTCAGGTTCCACTTGATTGCAGCAGCAGGAAGGAAGTCGATTACGCCACTAGAGTCGGTGTAGTCGGCTGACATAGCCTTGCCCCATGGGTTCAAGACATCTACGTAGCGCGAGGCAGCGTTGACGGCAATGATGGGTAAGCCAGACACCTTCCCGTCGCCAGCAGCTCGAACCAAGTTACCGTTGCTCCAACGATCCAAGAAGTTACCAGAAGAGTAGGCAGCAGTAGGTCTAGCAGCAAGCAAATCGCCTGCGTTTACGTTTGTAAGCGTAGTAGCGCTGGTCTGTACCGAGGTGAAGTTTGCGACGAAGTTTACGTTGCCCGCAAGCGCAGCTTGCATCAGTGCGATAGCGCCGTCAGCAGTAGATGCGCCAGATACGTCAACAGCGATCTGATGTGTCGCGCCAGCAAATGCTACCCCAGTAGGAGTAGGATCTGAACCGGTCACATCGAACCACACGGCGAAGATCACTGGCGAGCCGCCTTGAGTCTGGAACAAGAAGAAATCACCAGACACGGGGTAAGAGCTCAGCGTGAGTACGAAGTTGGCCTTGGTGCTAGCCGTACCGTTGGTGTAGCTGACTACATGTAGGTTAGCTGCATCTGGAGTAGAGTCGTCTTGGTAGTCGGCTGGCCCAGTGAGTACAGCGCCGTTTGCTACTGCAGTGATGGAGCAAGTCGATCCTGCCTGAGCGTGCGTCCAGCGCCACACCGTGCCAGCTGGCAGCGAGTAGCTACCAGATGTATCCGTGATGGTCCATGGAACGTACTGACCAGAGTTCGTGAGCTTTGGCATCAGCCTGTACTCAAATACCCCAGACGCGGTGTTGACCACGTTGACCTTGTCGCTGGACACCAATCTAGACAACCGCTTGGCTGGTAGAGCGTTCTTGATTTTAACGTAGTCACCTACGCTTATTGACGATGGGTAGGCGGATACGCGAAGCTCTGCGTAGTTCGTGCCGCTCTGTGTTGCTAGTTGGCCGTCGCCGATAAGCTCGAACGAGGCTGCATTTGCACGACCACCGACCATCTCTACGGCACCATCGGTTCCAAGCTTCTTCGATTTGACCTGGATACGACGATAATTGCCCGCAGTATCTACGTCTGCAACTAGTGGTAGCTGCGACAGAGCCTTGTGCGACATGTGGTGCTTGACGTTGGCCACTGTCTTCGGTACCAACCGGAAGATCTCACCAACGTCGGTCGTGTCTGGGTTGGGGACTGAAGCCATGTTGTAGATGCTAGGCACTACGCCAGGTAGTACGAGGTCCTTCTTCAGAACGAACTGTGGGTTGGTGTTGGCGTAAGTCTTTACGAACGAGTAGCCGTCCCAGAACGTCACGAAGTCGTGCTTCAGATTCAGTGGGTTCGGATCGTGGTCAAAAGCTAGAGCAGTACTATTCCCGCCGTAGGTGTAGGTCTCTTGTCTCGTTGCTTTCTGAAACAGAGCACCCGCGTTACCCACTGGGACTGCGTTGATCAACTGGGACGTAGAGATCACGTCGCATACGGTCTGGCAATCGTTCTCTGCGAGAGAGAAGAACTGAAACAGGGAAGCGACCGTGATGGTCTCCACGCCATCGTCGATACCGTCTTGTCGTACTGGCGAAACGGGGATAGTGAAGCCAGAGGTTCCAACCGCGATATTGGTTCTAGCACCATTGAAGGCATCGGTGATAGTAATCAAGGCGCCAGATGCTGACGAAGCATACTGCGAGTCGGCATTTATCTGTGCCGCAGTTTTTGTTGCTACTGTGTTCGCCGAGTCTCCAGGAGCGATCACTACTTGAATACTACGGTCTGCTCCGTGTGGAGGTTCTGATTCGGAGTAGACGTTGAACCACACTGCTACGGAGCCATCTTTGTCCGCAAGAGTGAAGTACTTGCCACCTACGGAAGCATTAGCAGTACCCGCTGTAACCAAATTCACCGCAAAGCCAGTGTTAGGTCCAGCTACGCCGAGCGCTACTGTTCCGTTGAATAGATTGGTGACGGTTACCGTGTTGGTGGATGCTGTTGCAGAGAATTTGAGGTCTGAGTTTACAACCGCAGCAGTCTTGCTCGCTACTGCAGCATCGGTGTCTGCAGATATTACTGTTGAAATTTCCACATACCTACTAGCAAGTGGTACTACAGGAGCCACTGCTCCCGAGTTGTTGATGTCGTACCAGAATACGACCATACCTACGTCGTCAAACAGAGTGAAGTACTCGCTATTTCCGATGTTGCCGGCTCCAGCACCTTCTGCTGTACAAACCACGTCGGTAACCTGCGGTGTACCAACCACATCTACGGTAGCAGTAATGTAAGAGATCTCTGGCTGACCGACCGAGGTAATTGCCCCAGTTGGGTTGTAGACCTCGATCCATCTACCCGGTACGTTGAACGCTTGCACGTTGAACACGCCGCGGTTCGCAGCAGATACACCGGATGACGGCTGTATGGAGACCACGTCGTTTGGAACTAACGGAGTGAGGTCTACATACGCTTGATCAAACGTGTAGCGATAGATGTCAGCTGCTGGGGAAGTGACTTTGAAAGTAGTACCGCCGATGATGCCCGCGTTCTTGACGCTGTCAGAGCCGAGCGTTGCAGTAACGATGGAGTAGTTCGGTAGGTTGCTGTGACTTACGATGGTGCTCTGATTCGGTATAGTAGGGTATTCTAGTTTGAATCTGAATCGATCGCCTGCTCTGCCGTATTCCTTGGACCGCAGGATCATGGTTGCACCAGCTGCGTTTGCTGCACCACCAGTACGGTACCAGTTGCGTGATCTCATCAGTACGCCGTAGTCCTTGAACTCAGCTCCAGTGAGAGTCTTGCTCCACACAGCGGGAGAACCGAAGTTTACGCCTGGCTCGTTATCGTAGTCGTCGGCAGAGAATGCGGTCACGCTAGCAGAGTACTGCGTGTTGACCTTGCCGCTGCGCCAGAAATTAACGTTGATGGTCTTGGTTACTAGATCTCTGTCGAGAACAAAAACCGCAGAGTCATCTGAGGCAATAGAGACAGGCCTGCTGATCAGGACCTCGTCGCCAGAAGCGTGGTCGAGTATTGTCTTAGGTAGTTGGTGCTGGGTACCGATGTCGTTGGTCGGTTGTAGCTCCTTGATGCTCCTGAAGTGCCTAGAGTTGTTGGCCTTGCCGAGCATGAGGATATCGTCGAGCTCTACGGAGCTAGTGTTCAGCGTCGAAGCGTTGATACTCAGCAGCTCGCTGTACGGATCAACACCATCGATACCAGGTGTCGCGCCTGCGTCTAAGCTACCCACTAGTTCTTTGTACACGGTTCGATTCAAAAACGCGCTAGACTCAGATCCCATGCGTGGGTTGCCAAACAAATCACGATCTGAGATCTTAGTAGCGGTATGAGTTGGGTTACCAAGCTGCTCTACCAAGGTCTTCGCGAATATATTGGTTCCCCTACCAGTAGACACCGGTAGGCCGATCGACCCGCCTTCCTCAGTGGAGGAGGAGGTCTTTACCGTACTAGTCTTGAAGACCGACGTTTTGATATTGGTTACTTCTTTGGCGATAGAGTCAACTATCGACTGCAGCGTCGCAGCTGCTGGAGTAGGTAGAGTGGATGCACTCCAGATCTGTGGGTATGTCTTGGACTCGAATACTGCTACGTCTGCAGTATCTTGGACTGAGTATGGTCCGCCAGCTACGATGCTGTCGTTGTAGACCTCGACCCAGGTATCTGTGCCTGCGGTGAGGTGGTCGCCCTTGCGGAGGATCTTGTAGATGCCGCTGCTGCTAACTGCAGCCCAAGCGCCACCGCCACCTACGTCGCCGCGGTTCGTGATCCAAAGGTAGTCACCTAGTTGTGCAGCTGCGAACGATGCGAGCGTGTTGCCGATAACCCTCATCACTCCGCTTCCCATGTCTTGGATGGTGATGGTGTTGCCTTGTGAGAAAGACACGCCTTGTCTTACGTCGGTAGATCCATCCACCGATATGACCAGCTGGGAAGCTCTGCTCTGTGGGTCGGAAGACAAGTTGAATGTGCCCGTGCCTGACTCAGACGAAGAGAAGAAACCCTTGGCATCTGTGTTACCAGCGACGATGGTGTCACCAACGTCTGGCTTGAACTTAAGCTGCAGGTTACCGGTCTGGCGATTCAAGACGAAGTCAGAGTCTTGTCCTACGTCCGACACTACGTTGGTGCCGAAGACTTGGGTGATGTAGCTGCCGCCGATAGCGGTGATAGACGAAGCGGCTCCGTCTCGGTTGGATATAAAGGTCACCCTACCGGAACTAGTTGCAGATGCGGTGATACCCGCATACTTCGCGTTGAAAGCGGTTACCCAGTCATTGATGTCTAGTGACGCGAACGGGTTGCCACCGAAGTCGAGTGTAGTGAAAGAAACGTTCTGCGCTGGCGTGCCATCGACTTGCAGGATTAGGTTACCTGGTCCGGTAATGGTCCAAGACGAGAATGCTGCAGTCGTGATCGTAGCAGATCTCAGTGTACTTCTGAGTAAGGTGTTGTTACGATACAGTTTGATATACGAGTATTCGTTGGTTGGGAATCTAAAGATGTTGTTGGCGTAGGTCGACAGTAACTCGCCTTCCCTCAGCGCAGGCACTTGGATGAGCTCTACCTTGTCGTCAACTGGTGACAGGAGCAATCTAGCAGAGTTGTCAGTAAGTCGTGCGCGGAAGTTGATCGCTTGGTCGTTGATCGCAACCACTACTTCTTGCAGCGTAGCCGCAGCGATGTTCAAGAACTGGCTGCTGGAGAATGTTACTTCCTCCTCCGTAATGTCTATCTTGACCCTAAGCTTCATGCCGTCGGATAGTTGGTACGGACCTTCTGCTGCATTCACGACTTGAGGTCTAGGTAGCGGAAAGTTTGCGAGCTGCAAGAACTCTTCGTTACCAGTAGCAGAACCAAGTAGTGTATCTAGTGGTTGACCCTCGTAGCTCGGCTGGAAGCCAGAGCCGTCGTCAATGTAGACGATAGATGGGTCGCCGATCTCAGCTGGTTCCGTGATCACCGCAGATGCTACTTGCTTGCCGTCGTCTGGGTCCGATACGTTCAAGATAGCGGAGAGGATGGCATCTCTAGTTCCACGTGCCAAGGTAGACGCGTAGGACTTGATTCGCTCACGCAGGTCATCGTCGGACTCTGCGTCTGCTCCATCTGATAGAACCGAGGTGTTTGTGACTGCAGCGGTAGCGAACGGCGCGTTCACGAAAGCCACGATAGTATTGATACTCGCGTTGCTCCTCACGCCCGCGGCTTGGGCCACGATACCAATGTTGCCCACGGTGTCTTCACCGGAAGCAAGGACTGCGTCACGCAGGGTCGAGAACTTGATCTCTGGGCTCTGGTTGTTCGCAGGTATGGACACCTCGGTACCAGCTGGGATCAAGCGATCCGCGTTGCCCTGTGAGTCAATCACAGAGTCAGAGATGAGGTGGTCTTTCTGCAGTGCAGAACCCAATGTGATCGTGTAGAAGCTACCGTTGTTCACGATAGAGGTGTACGATACTGGACCTTCGAACTGCTGAGTGCCGCGGCCGATAAACAAAGTCCCAGTGGGACTCCATCCTGCTGCGTTATTTACGTAGATGATGCTAGAGCCCGCGATCGGTGGCGGCTTTACCGCGTACAGCGAAGTGGCTCTCTTGGTGATCGCGGAGTCAGAG